CATAACTAAGGCTTCTGCTATTAATTCTAAATTCGTATTGGTAGAAGTACCCCAAGTTCCGCTTTCGTCACCTGTAGCGATCTCTTTGAGTCTTAAATCATTTACATAAGTTGCCATATTTACATCCTGTAGTTTTTATATCATAAATCAAAAATGAATAAAATTATAGTAGTATTAAGCAGCAATTTCATCCCAGTTTGGGGTTTGGCTGTCAGTAACAGTATTATAATTTGGTGTTTGGTCATCATTGATGATGACATAATTTGGGTTTTGTGCATCTGGAATTAATGACCAGATTAAAACAGAGCCAACTTCTCCTGTTGCACTCACCCCTGTTAGTATAAAGTTTGCTTCAGCTATAACCGAAACCGAGCCTAAACTTGCTGTGGCGGATAGCCCAGTTACATCAATATTTATTGACAATAATATTGTTATTGAACCCAAAGCAGAGGTTCCTACTAGCCCTGTTACTGATATATTATTGTTAGTAACTAGAGTAATTGAGCCAAGCGAACTGGTTAATCCAAACCCACTAACTGGTACGTTTGATTCTGCATCGGTTGTAATAGTACCTAACGCACTTGTCAGACCAAATCCTGTGACTGTGATAATCGCTTCTGCGTCAATAATAGGGGTGCCTAACGCACTCGTACCAACCTGACTTGCAGGTATGATGTTGGCTTTTCCTGTAACAGCTAAAGTTCCTAAAGCACTTGTAATAGCAAAACCAGTAACAGCAACATTTGCCTCAGCGTCTACTATTGCAGTTCCTAGAGCAGAAGTTCCAACTTGACTTGCAGGGGTAACATTCGCTTCAGCTTGAATTTGTACTGAAACTGTACCAACGGATGAAACAAGACTGGGTAGGGTTGCTACTGCTTGAGCATTAACACCTACGCCACTAACTTCACCTGTAGCGGATAAGCCTGTAACTGATAAATTGTTGTTGGTGACAAGGGTGATGCTACCTAGTTGAGATGTCCCAGCTAAACCAGAAACTGTAATATTAGCTTCACCTGTAACTGAGGTAAGCGTTCCTAGTGCGGATGTGGCTTCAAGACCTGTAAGGGTTGTGCTGACTGAGGTCCCGCCCCATACGTCAGTTCCCCAGCCCTGTCTACCCCAGCCTGTAGCCATAGTAGGCTACCGTTAAGCTATTCTGATAATAGCAGTAGAAGCAGCAGCAGCAGGGAATACAATAGTAAAATCACCAGCTGTTGAAGTTTTATCACCACCAAAATCAATGGTCGCAACCGATGGATCGCCTGCTGCAGTATCGTTGTAGATCATACAACCTCTAGCAGTAATAGTAGCTGTACCAAAAGTTAAATCAGCAAAATCAGTAAAGGCTGTAGTGCCTGAACTGGTTGGGTTAACATTGGTTAATACTGCACCGCCTGAAGTATAGTTAGTACCAGACGCTTGACCTGTAGTGGTAAAAGCAGTTGTAGTAGCACCCAGTGTTGCTGAACTTGTGTACAAAGCCAGTTTAAATGAGTTTCCACCTGAAGCTAAAAAATTATGTTTTGCTTCTAGTAATTCTTTTTTAAAACTAGTTGTAAGTGTTGATGTAATTGCCATTTAAAGCTCCTTTAAAATTTTAGCCAAATCTTCGTGTCCTTGTGCACTTAACGAGTTACGCATCGTGCATCGTTCACTGTTGATTGCGTTCTTTATATGATAAAGTATTGTTTCATAAATAGCTAGTCTAAATGCTTGAGCTTGTTGTCTTATATGACCTTCTGCAGTGTCGCTTATTCCGCAAATTCTATCCGTGCATCTTTCTGCCCAAAATTCTGGAGAATGACCACCATTTTGACTTGTGGCGACTTCAATTATGCCCATAGCCATTTCACCATTTTGCTCTATCATTAGTATCTTTTTGCTTCTGGTGCACCATCTATAACAGTGTGTATTTCTTTAATTTCAGTTAGTTGTTCTTGATGAAGTAGCTCTTCGTAAACACTAAGTTTCATTTGCTTATATGTTCCTACATTATCTAAAACTAAAATATCTGGGTCAGATAATCTGTGGTAGCCATAAAGTCTTTCTTCTATAGGTTCATTAGTGTCTAGTAGCCCAGAACGAGCAGCAACGTTAACGATCATGCCTCTTTCTATACACTTAGAAAGCCAAAATTCACAACATGCTCTGCCTGCTTCGGCGAAATGAAGATTACCTTTATAACTAAAATCAATACCGAATAAATTAATACTGCCGACTTTATTATATAAAGCGTACGCAAAAGCGAACGGAACAGTGTTATTTAAATAAGCACAGTCTGCGTCTTGGACTATTTCTTCTAATGGATATAAAACTGCGGCAGGACATCTTTCGTCTAGTTCACAAGTATAGATAGGGGTTTCAGCTATAGGCAACCATCTACGCATAATATCTGTTTGTGTTCCTGCGTCGTCTGTGTCCATAAATCTACTTACAGGATCTAGCATAAAAACTCTATCACATTTAGTGACAGCTCCCATGCAATTTATTCCCCAGACTTCATCGTATGTTTTTGAATGAACTAAACTAAGGTGATAGTCTAATTGACTCTCTCCCATAGCAACTATGGCAATTTTCTTACCCTCTAATTCTTTTATTCTCATGCTTGTGGTTCTCTCCGTATCTCGTCGTACCTATACTGGTCTCTAGTTGATTTAGCTTCGCCAAGATTTTTTAATCCTAATAAAGCCTCCTGAAACTTAGATTCATAAACTGGTATAGATTCATAACTTTTGAGATACGTACATGCTTCAACTAACGAACCATATAACATGGCGTTAGGAGCATTTTCAGATAACCATGTGGTTTCGCTTCCGCTTGTAGTAGTTAATGATGCTGGTCTGTAGTAGTAGTGCAGTTCTACGTCATATGTAGAGTCTGGAGTTGGAGCTAGAAGAAAACTATTGTCATCAAACTCTGAGTAATACTTAGGTAGTCCTGTAGTGGACGCATTGGGAGTAAAATCCCTAATGAAAGAAACTTGTTTTAATAGTAAAAAGCTGTAGTTATCGTCGCCATCTATTACTGCTAAACTAAAAGGAGAAAGAAAGTCAGAAGGAGTGGCTAGATATGTATTGTCCACAGTTACATTACCTGTAACGTTTTTTCTAAAATTATCTAACTGAACGTTTTTTAAAATTCGTTCTTCTGTTGTAGTGATAAAATTATCTAAATTAGAAACAAAACTTGTTTCTGTGCTTTCTAGATAATCTTGAATTCCTGTTTTTAAACTTGCTAGTGTCCAACTCATGATACGCTTACCGTTACGTTACCTACATTACTAGTTAAAGTAGGCATGTTATACATAGAGCCTATTGTATCACTATTTTGTGCCCACATGATAGGAGAACTTACACCATTAGCATCTACTGGGTTACCAACAATTACATACCCTTGTCCCGTGGTGGGTGCTGGTATGGTTGGTCTTGGTTGATGAAGAGATTCAGGGTCGGTAGTGTTACGAGCAGGAGTTAGCTGGGGTTGTTTAGGTTCGTAGCATTCACCACAAACTTTAAAACCTGTCCATTCTTTTCTGAGATCTAGATATGGAATATCAAAACCACAACGGTCGCAGATAGCTCTTGAATATTTACCCTGAGCGTAAGCCATTAATAGAATCTCCTAGATGGAGTTAACATCAATGATGCTCTATTTCTATCCTCGTCTGCTGCTAGTTTAAAGTCTTGTTCATATTGTTGTTTTAAAAGCCCTGCTTTTGAAGGGTTCTTTTTTAAAGCTATGTAGTAGGATAACCCACTGACCATACAAGGGATAAACCTAGAAGGTACTTCAGGATCCTCTGCTGAGCTATTAACGTCATCAATACGTTGGATTCTGTAGGAAACCAGTTGATAATTACTATTGTCTGGTGTTGGCCATATATTTACAACTGGGGTAATTTGTCTATCAACAAAATACTGAGTTGGTCTTGCCTGAGTTGTTTTATTTGGAATATTCAAATATTCCTGTCTTCCGATTCTGTCTATTTCAATATCGGTGGACGGTGTAGTAGTTGGGTCTCTTACAACAGCGGATATAATATCTATGTCGTAAGAATTAAGTGCGTACTGATTAGTGCCTTGAACTAAATTCAAAACTACTTCTTCTATAGTCCATAAGTTCACACCTCTGTTTGCCCAATCAGCAAACATGATGTTTAAAGAACGCCTAGCAGTTCTAGCATCGTACCCTGTACGCTGTTCTAGTCCTGCTAGTTCGTATGCCTCTTCTATAGTGTCCGCTATATTTAAAGCAAATGTTTTAGTGCCTGAGTAAGCCATTAATACTCTTTAAATACTGTCAATACTATAACGTATGTTTCGGCTGCACCTGCACCTGTGGTAGTTAGGAGAATATCCCCATTTTTACCAGTACCTGCGGTGTTACGAATACCACCAAACTCAGTGAAATCTACTTGGTCGGTGTAGTTTTCGTTTAGATCCCAACAAATTGTGTTTGTTGTGGCATTCCACAAAAGTTTTACACTCATACCAAAAGTAGAATACGTAAGTTTAGCTAATCGTACGCCAGTACAAGGAGCTCCATCACTTATGCGTGGAGCTAACCCACTTACGTCAACTTTAGTTACTGCGGATTCACCTGTACCGTCAGAAGTGTTGGTCAACTGTATAACAGCTGACCTATCACTATCAGAAATAGTTGTTGATGTTACTGCATCTGCCATAATAAGCTCCTAAAATTAAGAGCCAGAGAATGGTGTAACTAAAGTTCCTGAACCTAAAGTTGTCCCTTCTACAACGTATTTAGCAGTGTCTACAGCGTGTACTACTACAACACTACCTACTAGTCCACCTTGAGTTGTACCATTCAAAGTGATGATGTCGTTAGCAGCACCTGAAATAAAAGTTTTACCTGTAGCGTCATCCACACCTGTATATAAACCACCAACAAACTTGTCTGTGCCGTCAGTAACAATAGTCATAGCAGTTGCTGCTGTAATAACTAAAAATGTAAAAGTAGCAC